TGTTGTATCTCTGCGATATAGTCTAACATCAGTTAGTATTTTCTCAGAAACATCCAACTGAATGAATGTTGTTTTGTATGCCCAGTCAACAAAGTCTTGCTCTGATAATACATAATTTATCATTGCGAACCACAACTGATTAAAGTAAGGCAAATATGTACCCACAAATACATCATTTCGCAGCAATTCAATCAACGTATGAATATCGTATGAATAATCTATATCCCACGAATATTCATCCCATGCCGACATATCCCAAGCGTTTTTAGATGATTTATCCCATAGTAGGTCATTAAATTCCATTGTAGAATTTTTCTTCTCTACTAGATTCCACTCAGTACCTGTCCATTGATGTAGCTCAGATATATCTCTGCCATCTATTGGATTGAATTCTGGAACCTTAACAAGAGTATGGCGTGTTGTGTCTACGTCATCCAACGCAGCCATACGAGATACTACAAGAGTATGTGATTGTTCTGGAACACGGGCAGGACTAACATAATCAATCCATTTCCACAAGAATCCAAATCGCTCAAACTTAACAATATTACCAGGAGAAACTTCATCAACAACATTGATTGTCTTGATTAATCTATTGAGAACCGATACGAATTCTCTTCTTGCCTCATTCACATCAACAAACCATGATTGATACAATTCACGGTCGTTTCCGTATTTGTTAAATTCGTGCAAATTGATATCAGGCAATCTATTTCTTCTGACAAATGGATCTCTTTTTATCCAGCAACGTTTAAGAGTTTGTATTTCCCACGCATCAGTCACATCAACGTCTTTGATACAAATGTACTCTGTTCTATTATAGAATACTTTGTTTCCTATTACATATTGCTGGCCAGGTTGCCATTCAGTTTCACTTGTTGATATTGTTTCTTCTGGTCTATCTTCTATTTCGTATCCAGAAAGATTGTCTCGTAATCCTTCATACCAGAACTGCGGAATAGTATCAACATCTTCTGCAATTTCTCTCCAACTAGTATGTGCGTGTCCTTCTAACATGCGATTTATTTGTACCACAGTGTTATCATTATTTACATACGCTTTCACGTTGGCTAAAATTAACTGATTGTCTGAAACTGCCGCGCACCAGGAGATACCATTAGCCGTTGGATTATCTATTATGCTCGCTATTTGGTTTGCTGTCAAGTGTCGTTTAGGGTCTTCTATGGTTTGTTTATTTTTAACCCAGAAGTAATAAACATTGTCGTATTGCGCTGTAATATGATTCCATTCAGTACTTTCGGTGTAATAGTACACATCTTCTTTTAACGCCGGATCATAAACTTTATATGCTTCGCCAGATGCCACTTTGCCTATAACTTCCTTATTTTTCTCAGCGGCTTTTTCCCATTCGTCAGGCGGTACATCACTCACTACCCATTCGTATATGTCAATGCTCGAGAAATAAAACTGTTTGCCCCACATATTGGCATTGTATTCGCCACTACCTTGTGTATAATCAAAGTAGATAGCAGCACTCGTATCCCACCACACCGTGCCAATTTGCTCTTCACCCCATGCCGACCTAGGTGTACCTTCAAAAGAAATATCAGTACTGTTTGTATACACAGCCAAATCTATAGGAGATTTGATATCTATTTCTCTGTCTGCTACGCCTGGTATTTTACCTCGCAATGGGTCAAATACTTCTAGCTCAAACGATGACCTTGCTGATTTGCCATTATACAACGAAACATTCATAATATCATCATTTGTTGAGCGAGTTTCGGTTATACGCACAGGCTGAGAATTCAATCGCGTCACTGTGTTACCTGTGTCAGGTGTTTCCATACCATACACATATGTTCCAGTTTGTATTGAATCTTGGCCAACTGGGGTGACAAATACCAAATCATCCAATTGGTAGTTGTATAGTGAGGTATCCACAACATAATCGTGTTCTCTGAATCTGCTACTACGCATAACAAATATAGAAGGACTTACACCACATTCATCAATGTACATATCAATGTAAAAAGCTCTAGGGTCAAGCGCATCTACACGAGTGACTTTATGTATACCATCTACACTAGGAATAGTAGTAGAATTCACAATCATTACGTAATCACCAGCTCTCAGATTATGTGCTGTATTAATCGTGATTTGAGCATCATTGCCATCACTCGTAGTATTACCCGCACAAATAGAACACGAGTCTGGAGAATCACTATAGAAATTTAAATTCATAAATTTGTAGAAGTTCCAGCTATTGTATCGTACTTGTGTCGTTGAATTCAAGGTACTATATTCAAATTCAGAATCGTCTGTCACCCATATGCTTGACAGCAACGGGTCTTCATGTGATACATCTTTCCACTCGCTAATGACAAAATCATTAGATATAACATCCGACAAAGAACTTACAATCGTTATATTATCGCCATTATCATTTACATCTGTGGCAGATATACCCATATTATTTAGAAATTCGTCTGAACCAATTTCTAAATATTCTGTGGAACTGGTTATTGCCAAATACCCATCTATTTCAGCAGCGGTTATTTCTATTCCACTGTCAGAAAATGCGGCATTCATCTTACTAACGATATCTCCCACAGGACTAAATGAGTCAATATTTGTTTCAACAGCATTAAACGTCTGGGCAATAATTCCTATATCGTCCAATATAGACTGTGTTCCGCCTATAGTCACCTGTGATTCGTTAGTTGATAACAACAGTCTACCGGCTGATTCAGAAGCGATAACTGTTTGTCCTACTTGGTCATTAATTCGTGTGATTATCTCAGGCAACTCAATTTCAGTATGTACATACACTAATGTTGTGCCACCTGTATATGTACCTGCTGTGAGTCCCAATGCTCCATTAGCACTTCCAGCACCAATAACAAGCTCTTGTGAAGAACCCGGCACGGTGCCACGAATTTTAAATCTGTTGTCAGGGTCTAAAAATACAAACACATTAGGAACAGTATTTTCTATTCTGTCTTTTATTTCAGTGTAATTTTTTGTATTAATAGGTTTGAATTTAAATACAACATCAGAATAACCTTCATCCGCATAAAATTCTTGGACATAGCCTTCTTGTGCATATCCATTATTAGGTATGCCAGGGGCAGTGGCAAAAGTAACACTGTTTGTGCCAACATTCACTGTATAATCAACATTCTGTACCAATGGCGTGCCATCTACAGTCACTTCATTCACAACAATTTCAAAAGGTGTGCTACCGTAATCACCCAAAGCAGTATTCAATGCGAATACTGTTTTTTCACCATCAGCATATGCTAATTCGTCACCAATGACAGGCGCGTCTGCCTCGGCTAAATCAACGGTAATATCATTTATAGTTAAGTATCTTTCTGTAAATGTATCGGCGATAACAGGCGATATTGCTCCTGCCGGTGTGACAGGATATTCAGAATCTTGTGGTACCTGTATTTTCTTTTCCATAGAAATGACAGAGTTGTTAATTATCAGTCTTGCTCCATCTTGACTTAACACCACAGGATTTGTTATACTGCCTAATATAGAAATAGGTTCTGTACCGGATACATTTGTACCGAATGTTACGGTAGTATAAGATGAATCTGTATTATCTCTAAAAATGGCAGTTGAACCATATGGCATAGTAGGATATCTTACAGCACTCGCAATTTGAGCAATATCAGTTTGTGCGTTTAATCCAGTTGCTTGTACTATACATTCATACAGTTTTCCATCTTTGCGAACAAGGTCGCCTTTTTTGTAACTTGTGTATGTGTTCCATGTTTCTATATCTGTGCCAGACATTTGACTGAACAATCCTGGTATATCACTAACCTTCTTCGCAACAAAGTCAGCCTCATCTACTAATAAATCACCTGCTGTTCTTAATTGCAAATCACGCTCAACAAATGGTACTAATTCAAAATCAGGTTTTGAACCATTAACATATCTTGGACGATTAGGTGCCAAAATACTATTTGTTACAATATCTACACCTGTGCCAGTCGGCTGGTCAACAAAGTTTAACAACTGTTGTTTGTCTTTTATTTCTGTTCGTCTAATCTCAAACTCAGTGGCATCAAAGTTTCTAACATCACCGAACATGTTCTCACGGAACATCCATATTTCACGAGACTTGACATTTTTATCACCTACCTCGTAGGATGCCAATGTATCAGCAAATGTCAATGAGTTAGTTGTACCTTTATCACGGATAATACCTTTGTACATTTCGTTGGCTGTAATCTGAGATATTCCCAAATCTTCAATCCATTCTTGTGTTATATTGCCATTAGTCAAGCGCTCTGCTTTTTCAATAGACGCATTAAATTTATTAGTATTAACATCGTAATAGTCTCTAATGTTATCAACACTTGTGTCCCAGTTTTGAACAATCTTATCATCAAAGATTAGATATCCTGGCGCTTTGCGCTTACCGTACCAATCTTTTGTTCTTTGACCTTTCATTATCAATCGTGGTTGTCTTCTCTGAAGTACATCATCATAGATAGTACTGTTAAAGTCAGTCACATTGTTGAACACAACCATGTGTTCAAAATCAGTTACCGCGAATGTTACACTGCCTAAATCACCACCATAACTGACAACAGTTTGTGTTTCATCACGAGTTATCAGTAATTCTTCCAACGGTATAGTTCTGCCGTTTGTATCAAGGACACCGTTTGTTTGTCTGGATAGTGAGTTTAGTTCCAATATAGTACCATGTCCAGGTTGGAACATTATTTCCGAGCCAATTGGCAATGTCAATTGCGAATCTACTGCTGAACTCATTGCCCAACGAGCAAAGTCATACGCATAGTCATCTATTCCACGAAGTAAATCATATCCAGCATCTTTAACAAATTGAAGATTGCCACGAATAAAGTTATAAACATCCTGAATACGCTTGAACTTTGTACCGTATTCTGCTATACTTGCTGGTTTAACAAACTTTTTATATTTCTTAACAGTAGCACCGCTGTCGCCTATTGTCACAACTTCAACATTACTGGTGTATGATAAATCTGCTTCATAAAAATAAAATTGTTGTTTGTTAGGACTAAATCCAAATACACTATAACCAGAATCCGTCTTAACAATTCTAAAAGATGATGCTGTTATCAAATCAGTAGGTTTGCCTTGATACATAATCAAGTCATAATCAAAGCTTGCTAATGCGATAGAACCTTGACGACTACTTTCCGTTTTAAATTCTAATAGATTTTTCGCCGAAAATCCACCAATCTTTTGCGACAATCTTGTTTCTACATTTTTAACTTGCTCACTGAAGCTTTGCGTAGATTCAATTTTTGTTATATAATTATATATGATTTGGTCTAATCCACGAGAAACATATTCAACAGTTTTAGTTTCAACTCTGACATTTAATCCAATGTTCCCTTCAGTTTCGCTATAGAAATCTACATCTGGTAATTGATTGTATTTTGTTCCACGGTTAGTCAAAGCAACGCCTGATACAATTCCTGTTTCTGGTAGAAGAGCAAATTCAGTTGTGGCATTATCTCCGTCAGTGTTATTGAATAACAACACTTGCGCATCATCAACTGTTACTACCTCAGAGTTAGGTATCACTCTGTCATTCTTCATAGAAATTCTACTAACAACCGTTGTCAAATCTCCGGCTCTCGCTGAATCAGTTAATTGATTCAATCCAAGCTCATCAGTGACAATTCCAGGATATGTTGTATAATCTGCTGAGCGAACTGTGCCTGGCACAAAAAACTCTGCCCATGCTTGTGCAGGAGATAGAGTAGTCAGTGTGCTAATAAACGCCGCTTGTCCTAGAGCACTGTTACGCCAAATCATTTGTCCTTCTGACCAATCTTCAAATGTGTGTGCTTGTGCAAAATTCACATCAAACACTCTATTTGCTGGATTAGCGACTAATACATTAACTGGCCCAACTAACTCACCGTTAGTATCAACTGGACATTGTAGTATCCAGTCCCAGTAGTAACGAGCGTAACGCAAATCTGTCTTGCCGGTCGTATCTGTTCTGCCATGTTTTAACGCATCAAGAAGAGCATTTCGTTTCGTAGGTTCAGTCCAACTATACAAGTCATCCCACCAGGTTGGCTTCTTGGCATGTCCTAACATATGCCACGGCGTTAGATGTGGTGTGTCAGTGTCAAACAATGTACGATAAGCCGCGCGCCAGTGTCCTGGCAAATTGCCCAAGTGTCCATCTACATTAATATGTCTATAGTTCCATGTCCAACCTTCCGTGTCATCTGAATCTGGAATAGAAACAGGAAGTTTATAGCCTGTGTCATTTGTCCATCGTACAAAGTGACGGTACATCAAATCGTTTTCAATGTCGTAATGTGTGTACCATTTAGAACGATGCTGTGAACCTCTTAACGATGCAGGTATAACATATTCACCATCTACAAGTCCAGCGTATATTCTTTTTTCAATGTCATACAACACCGCAGCAATAGGGTCAAACGAAGGGCTTCGTGTGTCATTTAATATAACTTCAATATCACCATCAGTGTTTACTGGATATGTGTCTCCGTCGTGACAGTAAAGCACACCATTATGTACTTGTGGTTCATACACTGGACCTAGCATAGATTTTGTCATACTAGGCGGAACATAACATGATTCATCCATCGGAATGTAGTGAATAGATATCGTAGAATCATTATTGCCGAACGAAGACACTATAGATTGATTCAATACAAGCTGATTTGCTACAACAGTGTAATCAGTATTCTTGATTAAAAGTTTTTCAATCAAATTGCCAGCAACATAACTTGTTAAATACACGTACAAATGGTCTTGAATGTTTTCGTCTTTATTGACTGTTTCACGCAGAGTAATATTTGTTTGTCCAATACTCAAAATAAATTCTTGAGGGTCAGTCGTATTCAAAAATAACATGTTGCTATTTTTATACGTGCTTGTGCCTCTACGTGTCAAAACATATTGATTAATTACATCATTAGTCAAATCTTTCACGGAGCTATATGATTTTGTGCTCCATAATCGTCTTGCTTGATTCTTAACACGTTCTTTAAATGCGTACCAATCTTTGCCTTGTTCCATCAAAGCATTAGTTATATTGAAATCTGGCGTTGTTATTGTCAAACTATGCGGCAATATGTTGTAGTCATGAATTAATATCGTGCCGCCGTATTGTGGAAGCTGCGGCAATCTATGTGAATTATTTGTGCCTATAATTTGTCCATCTATCTCAGGAGATTGACGAATAATATCTGCCCAGTGGTCCAATGTTTCACTGACAGTTAATGTATCAACAGTTTTGTTATTAGAGTTATATTCAAAAATTTCAGGTATAGTTTCCGAAGTCTCTGTTGTATTATTTGTATCAACGTATTGTAAGTCTATGATATCTCCTTCAGAAATCAATTCAACAGGAATAGTTATTTTGTCTGATTGAATAACATACTCTCTAGGTCGGAGTACATTTCCATTAATTTTAACTTCATGTTTCTGAATGCTGGCATCACGGTCACTGTATATTTTCATTGTTTTGCCGATAACGCCTATAGAAGGGTCGGCATGTACCAGTGCCACGTTTACTGTGTTGTATCTACTCGGAGTTACATATGAAAACGAATCAGCAGTAAAACCATTTGCATATAGCGGTGTTTCACCATCAACATAAAAAACTACAGCAGCGGAGTCATACAAGTTATGAAATTCATATTCAGTGTCTGGTTCCAATTTAAGAAAAGGAGTTGGATCTTTTATCTCGTTATATGTACCATTTGAATATAATTCTGTTATTGTCCATACATCTTCTGCTTTTTTAGTTATAATAAATTCTTGAGATGTTTTCCATGTTTCCGAGCCAACACCGTAAAAAATAGCAGGCTCTTCCGCGTTAATAACTTCAATTTGTTGTTTTTTATACGCAGTCAGAGGACGAGCCATAGAAACATAGTTTGTTCTGTTATCGCCGTCAATTTCAAAGAAATATAAACCTTGTATTTCTTTCCTGTCTATGTTTGAATTTAATACATCTCTTACTTTAGAAGTGTATCGTTCCACATGTAGATAGTTTTTAAATACTATGTCTGCGCTTGCGCCATTATCTCGGCGTGAGAGTGCGAAGCCTAACTCGGTATCAACAAAACCTGTTCCTTCTTCGTATCCAAATATTTTACTACCAGCAAAATCATTCACAGGATATTCATCAAGCCATTTGCCAGTAGCATCTTTTAATCTAAACAAAGGTGCTTGGTTCATACGAACTTTTTCTTGTGGAATTTTTACAATGTTAGCATTAAATTCTATAATAGGTCGTATTGCTTTTCTTTCTTTACGTATGTATTCATCAAAATCTATGCCAATTATTCCACACCATTCTTTGACAGCATCAATGTGTATCCAGTTATTATTACGGCTCCATGCGGTATTATCTTCATCCGCTCGGTCTATAACAATGTAATCTTTGTCGTATGATTCCAATACAATGCTGCCCATATCCCACGCAGCTTCGCCAAAAGAAATTCCATCAATAGCATTCAAATCAGGCAATTGTGGATTATAATCAGCATTGTCCCATAAACCAGTAACAGCAACTGGACTACCCGGTGTTTCAAAATCATATACAAACTCACCGAGAGCATCCATTATTTTAATTAGCTTGATTTTTTTACCTACACCTGCTACCATGTAAGTACAATCGTCATAATTAGATAGTCTTATACGCTGATTGTTTTGTAAATAAAATGAAACATCTGTGTCTTCCCAGAAATATTCTGCGCCTGATTCTACACGAGCTATATCTACTGTTGTTAACCCAGAGATAAACACAGGCATATCAGGCACCCACACATATGAGCTAGGATTAACAAACTTGTCATATGTTATTGGCGGTGCAAATGTATATGCCTGTGTAGCGTATGCCGCTCCGTGTGAATAACTGTCAGTGTTTGTTTTTATGGTATTAGCAATATCATCATATGTAATAACATTTTCTATCTGATTATCACTGTATGAAACAATTGCAGGAGACAAATGTACATTGGTTCTGCGCTCGGCATGTGCTACTTCTGGTAGATATACATCATCAATATTTCTGTACTTACCGTCACGCTTGCCAATAAATGCGTCAATATCTTCCAAATCACCTTTACTCAACATTTGGTCAAGTGTGCTATCTAGCCATTTACGGTTGATAGGAGTATCAAATGTTTTTGGCAAGTACGAAGATGTTTTTATGTAATTTGTTTTCTTAGCGCCTGCGCGTATTTTCTCCATCTCTTCGGTGATTTTGTTTGGTTTATATTTGTCTGACATTTACTATGTACCTTACGCTGTCTTTATAGTTGAATCGTTGATGCTGTCAATAATATCTACGATATCTACGCCTACATCAGGAATAAAAATTTCATCTGTTTTTGCTTCAATTTGGAATAAATCACCAAATACACTGTTATTGAATTCTGGTATGATAACTAAACTACTCACAATGCCCGGCATTTTACCATGTACATATGCTGCCAATTCTGTAAAGTAGAATGTTTCACCAAAATCCCAGTTAGACAAGTTAAAGAATTCTCCAACATACTGTACTACACGACTTCTTATTTCATTATCAGTCATGTTTGAGCCAGCTACTTTAACTACACGAAGTCTGCCTCTATTTTCATAAGATGCTTTTGGTCCAAACAATGGACGATATCTAACTGGACGATAAATGATTTTATCACTCATTGCTTTCTTAGTATTTACTTGTTTGAATTGTTGGTTCAATTCATCAATAGTCGGCGGAACCGGCTCATCAATTAGACCACTCGTATCACGCAAATAATTTCTATACGCGGTGTCGTATGTTCTAGTCAATGCGAACACATCAACAATGTTTGTAAAACTTGGGTCAACTAGTTCATTTTCTGCCGGCACATGGACCCATTCAAATCTGTTATTGAATGAGCTTTGATTATTTCCTAATATAGATAGAAACACATCAGGATTGTCTGGACGAGAATCACGTTGTTTATCTTCAATAGCCAACGATACTTTATTGTTGTTTATCAATGAGTCTATATACACTGTATATTCTTTTATGTCATTGCCTTCATACATAATAAATGTAGTCAAGTCTCTGGATTTCTTACGAGTATAAGAATCAAGAGCAGCTTCGTTATTTGTATTTGAAAACACTACTTCATTTGATTCAAGATATATGTATGTATCATTAGTGTATATATAGTTTGTTTCTTCTGTGGCAACATAATCCACAAAGAATAACCAGCCTTCGTCTTCTAAACTAGCATCTGATTCAAATATCCACTGTCGTTTTAAATAATCGTAACTAGCAGAAAACGACTCGTTATTGTCTAATTTTGAAATGATATTGATTACTTCTTGTTCTGAAAAATCACGATTAAACGCAGGATAAACCATTATTATTTCACTGCCTTGAGGAATATCAGCATCTAATGATATAGCTCCTATACCAGTAGATGTTTTGCCCGTAGGTAATCCAGCAACATTGTCTATGCCTAATCCGTTGTTGTTTATCGTAGAAATTCTTGCCCACAATTCTTCGCCGTCAGGTGTTAAAAATTTAACAAGTGCATCAGAAGTAACATGTTTTAAATAGTCAAATGAAGTTAATCCAACAGATTGAATACTATTATTTGAATTATCTGTTATATATCCAGTAGTGATATCTCCTAACGTTATTACTTTTTGCCATACGTATGTTTTTTCATTGTAATCTGCATATAAAGCAGTAAATGCGTCACGATTCATATCGTAATATGTGTTAATTACATTTGGATTAGATAGAATAGGTTTTATATTTTCATTGTATATTCTATTAACGTCAGAATAAGAAGATTTTGTCACACCGATTGTTTCTTCTCGTGTGATTTTGCCATCTCTACCAAAAACATTAACATTAGTGTAAGCACCAGTAGGGTCATTGTAATCAATATAACGACTGTGACCACTGTGGGTACGATTTACACTTTTAATTTTAAGAATGTTACTACTCTGTGATATTAAATAACTGCTGTAGTCTGAAGCAGTTATCATTCTATCTTGCGTAGCATAAATTCTAGGCGCATTAGTCTTAATATCGTCTAATGTTTCACCAGCACTAGCATTAACAATAGATTCTTTTAATTTCACTACCATAGTTGCCGAATACGGATTACCATCAGCTCCAATGTATTGGAATGTTATGCTGTTTGAACCTAAATCTTCTGGGCGTAAAACGTATGTGTCATTCAAACTGGTTCTGTACCAAATACGGAAACGACCACGAGGCAAGTTGCCAAATCTTCTGTCGGCAAATTGTATACTTATCTTGTTATTTTCACGAGTCTTAACACTAAATATGTTACGCTCACCTTGCGATAACGCATTGTATGCTATGTTGCTGCCAAATACATTGTCTACTTTATACCATATCTCTTGTACATCGCCAGTGTCATTTATTCGTTGAACCCATACATCTGTTTCATTCACATTAGTTGCTTCAACATCTACCGATAGATTATCAATAGGCTCGTTGATATCTACATCTTTGTATTGCATTTCGCCTTGCTTAACGCCCACAAAGAAACCTGTATTTGCACTAGTCACTCCAGTGCCATCATTTCTGTATAGAATAGAGAAAGCATTAGAAGGATTAGGCATTGTTTCCAATGGCAAATTTCTAGCCTTACTATATGACAAACTAACAGCATTAAAAGACGCAGATGTACCTTGGACTGAACCACTTAAAGTAAAAAATATTTGGTCAGGAGTATTATTAATATTGTAGAATTGTGTGTTGATACCACCAATACTGGCTTGCTTACGAGGCGAACCAAACTGATTATTAGGAGCCAATACAGCATTCATTACTGTAATAAAATCATCTAGATTATCAGCATTAGCAGAATTTTCATAACGAATTTCTGTGCCCGCTAGACTTGTGCCCTGGCTGCCAATTACGGTTTCGTTAGTACGAATACTTGTTACTTTTAATAAACCTGAAGCAGCAAGATTTCGCCTAGATTGATAACCTAAAAACTCAGCAAGTTTATAAACCGCATCTTGTCTTTCTGCTGTAGAAAGAAAGTTGTTGCGGCTATTCATATCAACACGGAATGCTAAGTTATGGCCAAACTGAGCAATCAAATCAAGAATAGCAACAAACTCTGCGCTTTCTATCCAGTCGTTGAAATTTTCTGGATAAGTTGAACGAACATAATTGACCATTGCTGAGCGAATGGTATCATAATCATATGCTTGAAGATTAGCATTGATGTAACTCTCGTAAATCGCAGTATAATCTTCTGCTACGAATAATCTATTTTGTCTTACTGTTTGGGCCATAATTAAAACTCTGAATTCTGTGACTCACGGTCAAATTTTATTTCAAGTTCGGTTTGGGTCGTAGTAGGCACATATAATAACTCTACACGCAATACCACCAAATGCTCATCCTCTATAACTGTCAGAGAATTATCCATTAACTGAAATCTAGGGTCATACGAAACAACATCAATAACATCACGCTCAATTAAATCAACAGTGGCATCATCCAATGGCTGAAAAACGTAATAAGGCAAGTTGGAACCAAACTCAGGGTTTGTCCATTTCTCGCCTTTTCGTATCGCAAAGTGATTCAACAAGTCCTGTTTCGCCAACTCCATTCCCGTTAGCGGTAAGCTTGTTCTGTATCTGTCTCGTGTAGTATAACCAATTATTTTTTTGCTCATACTTATATTTAGCTAAAAATTATAGTAGCTTTTAATGAGCAAATTCCATGTTAGCGGAGTAATGTATCAATTCAGACGGCCAATCCAAGAATTCACTCCAACCAGTGTCTGGAATGTTTATCTTAAATATTTTTGCTCTGTTGTTTATTTGATACCAACTTGGATTATATGGTTGTGTGATAGGTTTTATTAGTTTACTGCCTTTTTGTGTGTTACATGGGAAACAGGCAGTGGTACAGTTTTCCCAACTTGTGTCGCCGCCCAGACTTCTGGGATGTACGTGGTCAATTGTTAATTCACTAGATTCAAATCTTTCACCACAGTACTGACACCTGTAGTCATCCCGGACATACATGTTCCTCCGTGAAAATTTGGCATTTCTAGGTCGCCGATGATAACGCCGTAACATCACCACACTGGGCATGTTCATTTTGAAATTTACACTGTTTATATAGATATCATCATAATGCTTTATGATATCCACTTTTTCTTGATAATACGCTTTTATAGCATTCTGCCAACTAATCGTGCTTAATGGCAGTAAACTTAAGGGCTGAGCATCGGCATTCAATAATAGTACACTTGACATGTATTTTCTTCTCGTTATAAAAATATTTATCTTACGATGTACTTAATAATTTTACTATTTGTCTCATTCTACTTTGTGTCATCTTAGGCAAAAATCTCTTAGTTTCAGAATAATATACATATTCTGCCTGTTGACGTTGAACAGGAGATAGTAACTCAGGATGACGTTTGCGAATCTCTTGCAATGATTGCTCACGGATATCCTCTCTTGATTTTGGCTGACCATAATCAGCTAACATTAAAATATTAGCTTCTTGGCGTCTAATAGACCGTTGGTAATTTGATTTTATCAAAGCCGTAGCAATGTAATCCCATTTACCTTGTTTTATATAATCTCCGATGTAGAATCGGTAGGTGCCCGTCCCCACATACTTGAAATCTCCTGTGAAGAAGTACAAACTGACCAAAGCATCATATTGTGTCTGACTTAACGCATTAACGCTTATAAGTCGTTTTAATTTACGCTCTGTTTCTTTCCAACGACCTATGAATTCACTGTAGCTCGCTGATTCCGTTAACCCATTTGAATCAATTTGTGTTTCTGAACCATAACCTATTATAGTTTTTCCATCTTGAATCACTTGGTAAGGATTCCATCCCATATATGCCAACGCAACTGAAATAACTTCTTTGCTAGATTCTAGTTCGGATAATTGGACCAAATCATATACCAACGAGCTATTTTTAGGAACAAAAATATCCCATTCAATCAAATTATCTTCTGTTATCTCAGGCACTTGATTGAACATTACTTGAGGTCTCCCTTAGCTTTTGTCCAATCAGTTTGTTTAGCATTTACACCTTCCCATGGATGGTGCTCGGGAACACGATTAGCAATACTCACGGTAACGTTTCTGTTGGCAGGCAAATTATTCACAAAAGGAGCCAACGCATTAGCTGCCTGAGGACCATTCATATCAATTCGGTCAGCCGTTTCTATATGGTGGCGGCTACGAATGTTAGTTGTACCACCAGCAGTAGTTTTCCAATCACTTGCTACCAAAAAGTCCATATCACCCACAGTAGTTTCAACACGAATGCCTTGAGGACCTATTGCCTTGATATTGATGTTTTTGTCAGCTTGCATATTGATATCGCCTTTAGCATGAAGATTGAAATCATCCTCAGTGTGCATACTAATTTTGCCTTTAGCATAGATATCTATATTACCTTCATCATCTAATTCAATCCAACTACTGCCATCATGATTGTTTACAAATATGAACCTATTCGTGTCATCAATAAGTATTTGAGCGCCATCTTTTGACCTGATTCTAATATTTTTACTGTTGCCACTTTCATCACCATCGTCCATAGTCAACACATGACCTTCCGCGGTAGTGATACCAAACACTTTGCTAGGTGTTTCTCGGCGAGCACTTGATGCGCTGTGACCCCTCGCAGCATCTTCATATAGTCCTTGCTCTTTCATCCATTTCATAGGATTAGGGTCGGCTGGTCTAACTTCTGGATTACTTAAATCTTCTGGATTCTTTTCACCTGTTTGACCAGGAACAATAGCTCCTCCTTCATAAGCATCACCGCTCGCACGGCCGCCCATCATAAAGTTTCTGTCAAACGACATTAATGAGCCTAAAAGAAAACCTTGCTCACTACTGGCTGAATACGCAACAAGTACCGTAGTACCAGGCGCTGGAGGTTGTGGCCACATACCGTATGATTTTACCGTACCATTAATACTTGTTAAATCCTCGCCATATACTTCAACCGCACTTGAAACTTGTAGAGGGTCAGTGTGTCCTCCAAAAGGAGTGACTAATTGAACAGCACGAAGTCCATCCATTCCTCTTTCATGTGGTGTCTCGGGAACTTTACTCGGAGCACCAAGGGCAGGTATATGTACGAATACTCTACCCATGTAAGTTTTATCTTGTGTATCCGCGACAACAGCCAGATAAAGATTACTCAGAACATTGATATAGTCTAAGTTTTCTTGGTGTCTCTGTGCTATGTTTTTATTTGTCGTCTTTTTTGTATATCCCATAATAACCTTTATAATTGATCAAGTTGATTTGCTACAAGCGCAACGGCAGTATTAATCTCCCGTTGACATGTTAGTTGTTGTGTGAATTCACCGCCGGCGAATCGCGATTCTACGATGACTACACGATAAACACCACTGCTTACCATATCCATTTCTTTGCCAAATGGTTTATCAGGCTGAGCAATGTTTTCATCTGGATTATATGTAGCCAATGCTATCAGTACACCGCCGTGATACAAATATTTCTGTAATGATTCTTCGCTTGTACTATCTACTATAGCCGCATCAACAGAAGAGCCAGACGATGGCGCTGTATCTAATACTGCACCAGGAGTACCTAACCAGAATGGGTCACCTTTTATACTTAGCTCCGCCTGAAGACCGTTAGATGCACGGTTGTGTAATTCTGCCAAACGAATAGAATCTATCGTAGCTCCTGCCAATTCTGGCGTAGTCATTTCTGTTATACGCAATAACGCAGGATTCATAGAAACATAGTTATAATTTATAGATTCTACATATGACCTGCCGGTAGATACATTTAAATCTTCCAGATATCTCACTGCTCCATAACCAGGAGATGCCTGACTTGGAGGGAACTGCTCATATATCGTTGGATTCAATTCTCGTTCTAATGCATTGATAGGAGCATAAAACGATGTGATATCACTAGGATTAACCACTGGTGGTGCAAGCCCGTTATCATTGTAATTCTGTACAATTCCACGTGCTTGACTTTCCTGATACAA